GCATTTCCCTCTTCATAATATCTGCACAGATAAGGATAGGCGGCATCTGTGAATGCGCCCCCGATGTACAAATCCCCATTTGGTGCGAATGCTAATGTTTGCACATTATTGTTCAACCCAGTAGATAGTGCGCTCCACGCCGTTCCATTCCATTTTGCGATTTTCGCTGTATTTGCCACGCCACCTGCTAATGTAAAATTGCCGCCGACATATACATCTCCGTTTGGTGCAATTGCAATCGCACGAATATAACTGTTTGTGCCAGTACCAAGTGCATTCACTGTCGGCGTTCCGTTTATGTCAGTAATTTTGACAATATAGTCGCCAGCGGCAGATCCCAAATCAGTAAAAAATCCACCAACGTATAAATCCCCGTTTGCGTCAAAAGCCATAGCATTAACGCTGCTACTTATCGCGCTAACAACCGCTTCCCATTTTTCGGTTGCTGGATTCCACCTTGCGAGATAATCTGCGCCCGCAACACCGCCAGCATCTGTAAAGTTGCCCCCCGCGTATATCTTGCCATCCGGACTTTCAGCCATGCACTGAACAACGCCATTCAGACCCGTAATCAGACTCGCATACGCACTGCCAGTCCACCGACACCAGTTCCCGTCCTTGTCGCGCTTGACGATAAACTCAGCCGGGAAGTCGGCAATCCAATCCAGTTCAGCCCCATCGTTGTAAGCACCCTGAAGCAAACCGCTCGGAATTGTGAAGTTCAGGATAGCCCTTTGATGCGAGGGAATGTCGGGAGTGTCGGTCAAGGTAGCCGGTAGCGGAACGCAAACAATGTCAACAGGGTTAGTTGCTTCATCGCCGTTCGCTGCAAAGCCCTGGTAGCGGATGATGCGCTGTTCGTGCCCGCGATAATCCGCACCCCAATTGATCCCGAATTGCTCGTTTACCGGCAGGTTGCTCAACAAGTCAGGACGGATAGCATCAATGACCGCTTTCCGGTTGGTCTCAATCTCGCCTAACGTGTCACCGATAAAGTCCACCACGATCGAGAATTGCCGGGATTTCCTGATGTGCGTTTGGTACATATCGCCGCCGGAAGTCATCTTGGTCAAAATCTGATTCCAGTCGCCGTGCCCTAACCCGCTCACGCTCACAATCTCGCAGTAGGTAGACAGGTCAACGAGTTCGCCTCCTAATCCGGTGTTAGCAGAACGCTCCGAAGGTGAGTTGCGGATTGTGCCAGTCCACCGGCAACCAGCGGAGTAACCGTCAAAAAATGTGGTCGCCTTGCTCGCTTGCTCGAATTGCGCACCGTCTACATAGAACGGCTCGGTGGAAGCAACCGCGTCCCTGATCACATAGACCCGATAGGTCGAAGCGTTTTCAGCCGCTGTGTGGGTGACTTCCACCCGCTGCCAGTAACCGGTTGCGGTGAAGGCGGTCGCTGCTTTGACTGTGCCGGAAACGTTGGCAATATAAATCCGCATGGCTTGTCCTGCCACGCCCTTTACGTCGCACGAGAAGGTGTAATCATCGCCGTCTGTGACAGTCAAGCCAGTGTGATACGCCCCGCTTGCCACGCCGGTCGCGGGGTTGACCTTCATCGAGTATGCGCCTCTGCGCTGGTAATCGCCGGACTCCGCAATGGTCACGCCCGCCCCGCTTGCCGTCCAATCCTCAACGAAATCAGGACCCGCAAAGGTCGGGTTCTTGATTTGATTGACCGCCGCCTTCGGCTTGACGATCCAGAATTTCTTTTGTGTCAATACAGGTGCTGTCATGCCCATGCCTCCATTAATTCAAACGCGGTTCTCACGTCCGCCGGGTTGTTGCTCGTCGGCATAGTCAGGTTATAGACGTTGCCGCCTTTCTTGTTGCTCGTCACGCCACTCATCGCTTGCGCAACCGCCTTGCCAATCCTGTCAGGATCAATCGCCGATTCCCCACTATAAAGTGCGCGCGCAAGTGCACGTTCTGCATCCGCCCGGCTCAACACAAACCCATCGGCGCTTGGCACGAATACCTCGCCCCGATAGCCGTACTCCTGCCAGTTGTATTGTTGCCCGGCTGTGACTGGACCGCCTACGGCTTGATTCATACCTTGACTCGGGAGGTAAGTGATCGTGCCGTATTTTGTGGGTGGTCGATAACCGTCAACAGCTGAAGTGTCGAGTTCTACGTCAACTGTCAGCGACTTGGGTTTGAACTTGCGCATTTCGATTTCTGCAAGAACATCCAGTACTTCTTCAGCATTTGTTGTAACTTCCAGATTCTTCCCCTCTGGTAGATTCTCAATGTTATCTGCCAAATCAGCAACCAACAGGTTGTATTGTCGTTGCGTGATAATTCCAGAGTCCAATAACTCTTGATAGAAATTGACCTGTTCAGTTGCGGCAACGGTGTTTTGATCAATCAGCCCCATTGCGCGCGCAAGCGCGAGCGCACTTTCTTCACTTAATCCTTCAGACGCAATTTTGAATAGCAGTGATTCCGAATAAGCACGCATTGCTGCGTCTGCATTGTTAGTCGCATCGGCAACCGATTGAATAGCAGGCGCTCCAGATTCCGCTGCCGCTTGTGCTGCTGCCATCCCAGCGGCGCTTTCATAGTTTGCGTCTGCCCATCCTTGCGTGCCCGTTTCTGCCAGTTGCACAAGCCCATAATATTCATTGACCATGTCATTGAATTCACCGAGCTTGTCTGGATCAATGACTCCGTTCGGCCCAAGCAGAGTGTAGAATTGTTGTCGTAAACCTACTGTGCCAAGCCCTACGGCTTCCATGTCTTCGATAAGATTGCCGAATGTCACATGCGCTTGTGCGATCATGCCTTGATCGGCTAAATAACTGCCGATCTTTTCGATAGCAGGCGCGACCACACCCAGCAGGTTGGCTTTCGCAGCATCTGCCAGATTTTTAATGCCGGATTCCATCATTTTGAATCCGCCAACAGAGCTTTCAGCTACACTCCCAATCCTGCCAATCTGTTCTTCGGCTTGTTGAAGAAACGCCTCTGTAAAAGCGTCTTGTACATCCATGCCGGTGTCTTTTAGCGCTTGTAACTTTTCATCGAACCCAGCCACACTCACACCCAATGTGTCAAACCGCATCGTGGTCTGATTAGTCAATGTAAGCACGAGCTGGTTCATGTTCATGTCCAACTCACCTGCCACAGTCGCAAGCCTTACAGCTTCGTCGTGAGTTTTAGCCAAACCCAGCGCCATCATCTGCCCTGCGCCTTCGATGAGTTCAGCGTCACTTACAAGCCCGGAGGTAGCATCTCGCAAGTCAACCAGCAATGCAGTTGAGGTAGAACCTATTGATTCAGCAAGCGCGTCAAATTTATCTCTGGCGTAGTCTAATTCAGCGCCTTCTCTCGCGGTTTCATAAACCTCTTTCATCGCAGCACTAACAGCTACAACAGCGCCAGTAACAAGCGCTGCCTTGCCTATCAAGCCTTCGAGCTTGCCGCCAAAGCCTTCAACTGCGTTTGAACCCTCTTCACCAGCACCTTTGATGCCTTGAATATCCTGCTTGACCTTATTCAGATCACCGCTGGCTTTATTGAGCGCGCTGATTACGATTTTCAGATCAGCCATACTTCGTCCTCAATTTCTCGACCTGACTCACAATATTCCACATATCCTCATGCTCACGTTTCCACTTTGCCGTTTCGCCGGGTCTATTCCCTTCTTGCTGATAGACCTTGAATGTTTGATACACGTTATTGACCTGCCGCATTTTCCGCAATAAGCCCGCCGGTTGTTCCATAACGCCACCGGAGTAAGGCAAGCTCTGATATTCTTCGCATTCAAGCGCGAGCTCAAGCAAGCGCGGCATTTCACCTTTTCCAGCCGCAAAGTCGGCAGCGGCTATCAGGATAAAGGGTCAAGGTGCATTGCCTCGCTAAATAGTTTGGCAATACAATCAGCCAGCCAGATAATATGTCCTGGATTCGCGTTATCCACGTCTTCCAACGTCCACTTCGGCTCAAGCAGAAACTCCTGCTTCACAGCCGCCCTAACGCTATCCCCACGCCACACCGACAACGGCTGATTTTCCTTGCCCTTCATGTCGAGGTGAAAATCCTCCAGCATCTTTTGAGTCAATTCCTTCAGAACGCACTTGCCGAACTTCTTATGTTCAAATTCCATGTTAGCCCTTAGACAGTCTGCAAATTAGATGTAGTCTGAATAGTCAGCCAGTTGGTCAGTTTCGGGTTGTAAACGCCGTCCAACACCAGATCGTAGGCCATCAAACCGTTCTTATCCTGGAATAGCTCAGGCGCTTGCATTGTGTGTCCTGCAAAGGTCAACACCATCTCACGCAAAGTCCCGGCAGAACCAACTGTGTATTTGATCTTGACTTGCTTTTCCAGAATTGTGTTGGCAGCCGCAAGCATGGCAATCAAATAATCATCAGTCGAATCGTTGAGTTCCAAACTGAGCTTCAACTGCCCGCTCCACTTGTTATCGTAGGATGCGCTTGGGGTGCATTCACCCAGGAAGTTGTGATACTCCCGGTTAGCATTGACGCTCAATTCCCAACTGAACGCGCTGGAAGCCAGCGGAGCGAAAGTGGCGCCATCCCAAGTTTCAATCGCAACCGATGCCATACAGCCGGTCATGCGCGTGCCGGTGGTCAAGTCAGGCAATGTAGCCAGCGTGCCAGCAACCACTTTGCCGCCCATCAATGACGCGCCCACACTCACACCGGAGTTGGCAGCGCCGCTAAGCGTCAGGCTCGTGACGCTTGCATCCTGCATCTGCCAGACTCCACCAGTCTGCCCGAATTGCAAGGTCGCAAAGTGTGGCGCGACTGCGGTTGTAAGCGGCGCGGCATAAACGCGCGTGTAAGGATCGGCTGAGCCGGTAGGTGCGTCCGTGCCAAACAGCATTTCCAGCCAATAGTTCAGCTCTTCAAAGTCGCTGTCACTGGTTTCAGCAGTTGCGCTGGATAGATAGCGGTCAAGCGTGGTCTGGTGTGTCGGAGCCATTGTGCCCCGCAATTGGTCAAGCGCACGGGTTTCGAGCTCCGGGCGCAATTTGAAGCTGGACACGTTCTGCAGCTTGCGGGTTGCCGTTCCGTTTGCCGTGCCGAAAGCTGACTGCCAGCCAAGTTGTAATACATTGTGTGCGTTAAGCATCTTTTACCTCTTCTTTTTGTTTTTCTAACTTATACATGCCCGCTTTGAGCGCGGCTTTCGTCAGCTCCTTCGGGAACTGTTTCCACTCATCCACGCTCAAATCGCGCGCTGGCAGTCCCACAAAGTAGCCGTCACCCTGATAAATATAAAAATCAGCCACTGACTACCTCTCTAATCTGTAACCGGCAAAGTACACCGGAATAAAACTTCCCTGACCCTCTCGGCCACTCATATTCGCCCGGCGTGATTCCAATTGCCTCAAGTGTCGAATTTTGAGACGGACACTTTCCCCACGCTCTCATTGCATCCAGATATTTGCCGGAATAATCTATCAACTTGGGCGCAAACTCACGCAAGCCCAAGCCCTGCTCGGAAGGCTGCCATAACATCAGGTCGGTTATCTGCCAGACAATCGCCATAGCAGTCCCAATCGCAATGTGCGTTCCATCGCGTCCGTCACCCGGTTCACTTGATACAGGCAATAATAGCCGGCAAGGCAATTGCGCTGTGGTAACAGATTCCGGTAATTCTTCAAGCCCGTAAACGTAAGGAGTAACGCCATTGCTCAAACTCACTTCGAGCGCAGCGAGCGAATCGTAGATGTCCGTGATCTCGCTCATACAACCCTCCGTTTGTATCTGTCTAACAGCCTCGTGACATCCGCTGGTAAGTTGGTCGGCATAATCGTTACTCCGTCACCCGTTATCATCGGTCTGTCAATGTCTGCCGAGTTGTCCTTCTGCCGGTATAAGAACGCCGCCAATCTGACGCAAGCGTGCTGAATGTCTAATGGCGGTGTGGCAGAATAACCCCACGTGCCCGCCACACTTATCTCACTATCGCCATCACTGAAATTCCACGAATAAGCCTCGTCTAATCTCAACATCCATTTCGGATTGTCATTGCGCGGGAACAGACGATAGTTGCCGGAAGTGATCTCATCGCCATCGCCGTTCGTGAGAGTCGTGATTGTGAGCAGGTCATCGCCGTACAAAATCAAATCCTGCCCGTCCGTGTCACCTTCGCCAAAATACTTCGTGGCGGTGGTAGACTCAAAACTCCGCCCGGTGTAAGCGTCAATTAACCCCTCTGCGCGTTCAATAAGGTCACCTAACAAGTTGTCATCAACAACCGTGCCGGATATGCCCAAATACTCTTTGACTTGAACGGCGGTAGCGTAGCTCATCTCACTTCACCGCTTTCGTCGCTTGTTTTTCAGGCTTTACAACCACTTTCACAGCCGGCTTGTCTTCAATAATGGACAAGAACCCAGCCCTTGATTTTTCGAGAGCCTCTTCTTCCGGGAAGTCATAGGTTTCACCTTCCTTGAAGCGCAGGCTTCTTCCGTCCAGCGTATACCTGAACGACCTATGTATATAAACTTTTACATTGTTCAACTCTTCACCTCTTTCGTCCGGCCATAGGATAGATCCGTCCGGTTTTATGTGCCCGCAAGGCACGCCAAAGTGAGCTTTCATTACAATCCCAAGCCGCATACAATCAGCCGCGAATTGCATATCAGGTGATGGGTGCCCACCCGCCTCAAAACGCCTCATTTCTACTTGCTCCAGCACTTCCCTTTTGATAAGCGTGCACCCAAAGCCTAACCCACTGCATTCTGTGATAACAGCGCGTCTCGCTCTTTCACGCAATTCAGGGAAGTAGTCCAGGCTTCTATTCGGCCAGCGAGCCTTTTTGCCAACTGGTCGGTAGACATTTAGCACCGCGGGATTTTGCCGGAATCTATAAACGCCA